TTAACAGTCCGAATCATAGTCTTGCCACTCGTCATATTCAGTGGGCTCATAATAGTTATCATACTCTTCGGAGAGGCTGCCCGTTTCTATGATTAGCTCATATTCTTCAAACTTACTTATCTCCTCCTCTGTAAAAAAGGAGTAGTATTTAGAAAGCCTAGCCATGCCAGTTTGCATCCACTCAAAGTCACCAACATCTACAGCGGCCTCTAAAACAATAAAGTGCTCTTCAATTTTACTTCTAGCATCGTCCTGTTTAATCATCGTCCTATGTCCTCTACTTCGCTTCTTGGTATAACCATGTAAGCTCCTTTATTATAGGCAGGAGCTACGGTAAACTTATGTTGTGTCTTATATGAAGTATCCTTTGCGGGCCTGTAAGGAGTCATCGGAGCGCTTGGGTACTTATTCACTTCGTCTATGCGACTATTAGTAAACAGTGGTTCTTTCATTTCTTTGAAAGGTCTCTTTGTTTTAGTTACTTTATTAACTTTACGTGTATTACGCTTTCTACCTGTATAGGTATAATTAATTGACCCTGATACTATCATGTGTTATCCTCGCTAATTAAGAGTATATTATACAAGAAAACAACTAAATAGTCAAGAGAAATTTTACCCGATGTTGTCATTAATTTCTTCTCCTGTTTTCTCTGAGGAGTCCTCCCGCTCTTTAGGTGTTAGTGTACTATCAGGACCTATCTTTAGGGTATCCCAATTCATGGTTGAAGTAAAGCTGTGCATTGGAGCTGATCTCATTTTTACACAATTAAAACTTATGCAGTTATCCTCCTCACTCCAGGCTTCTAAAGAGTATGCAGCATCTGCGGCATCCAGAATACCTTTAGCAAATCTTGCCTCTCCTGTAGCATCGGTTTGATATGGACTAAATACACACACCTCGTACTCTTGGGCCATAGATTTTAATGCTTTACTTACTTCTATTTGTTCAGTCCAATCATACTGGCCACCAAACCTACTAGGTATATTTGATCTTTTTACCTGGTTAATATAGTCTACAATAATTACTGAAGGCTTAAGTATAGATACTTTTTTATCTAACTCTGCTCTTATCTTTCCTATAGTAAGTGAAGGGTCATATATTACGTCTACCTGTTGTTCAGGGGTAAGATCTCCAAGACTAAGTTTTTGGTGAAACCTGTCAAAATCTCGGTGTTCTCTATACTCATCCAAACGCTCCTGGCCTTTAGTAAATCGTGCAGCCCACCAAGAAGCTATCTTCTCCCATTCTGTGATACTTAAATTTTTGTTTTTAATTCTATTGGCAGGCACACCCGTTGAGATTGAACATATTCTTTGCAGAATTTCTCTACTACTCATCTCGATTGTAAAGTAGAGAGAAGACTTACCTGCTAAGTACGAAGCCGCTGCAACGTTGGCACAAGCAATAGATTTCCCCGCCCCTCGTCTACCACCAACAAGCACCAGGTCTCGGGGGGAAAACGAAATGCTTTGATCATAGTCTGAGTTGAGACCGAGGGGCAGGTACTTATCTAAATCGTCTTCAGAGTCGAACAGAGATATTCTTTGCATACTTTCGGATGGGACTTCTAAGTCTACCTTATCCTGAATATCTAGCACGATCTGATGTAGTGCTTGTACTGATTCTTCGGCTTCTGCAAATAAAACTGTACTATCAATATAAGTATCTAACGAGTTAAATATTTCTTTTTGTGTAAACTCATTTTTTAAATACTGCAATAAAGTAAAAGCATCTGCCTCTACTTCAAGAGATTGTATTGCTAGTACCTTTTCTTTTGTCTGAGCGTGCCGTAGTGAAAGGGTTAAGTCCTCAAAGGTAGGTAATCGGGAGTAGTTATCAAAATAATTATCAATATAGTCAAATACTTTATGGTACTCGGAAGGGAGGTACTCTTTTTTAACATACGACCAAGTTTCGAGGTCTGCCTCCTCAATCGTCTTTTTAATTAAAGCACTTGCTATATTCAACTATCGTTCCCCCGAACATTAAAGAAACAGCTACGAGAGACCCCGTAGCTGTTCTGGTTTTTACATAATATTATGTATATGCTATTAGCTAGCTGCGGCTTTTTGTGCCCGAGCTTCGCCATCATAGTCAGAGGCTGTGAGGCCACGACGAGTCAGCATAGTTTTTACTCCACGGGGAGTTTTGCCAATCGCCTCTGCAATCTCTTCTACAGTCATCTCGGCTAGGTTGCCAAGAGAGGCAAAAGGATCTGCAGTTGCTGCACCTTTGGTGTTCTGCTGGCGGGGGATAGCGTCAATGTCGCCTGAACGGAGCAAGCTAAGAGCTTTACCACGTACTGAGTTGATTTCTCGACCCAAGGCTTCTGCGATATCCTCTACGAAAGAGCCCTTGTTTACCATTGCGATAAACGTAGCTTCTTCGTCTGCACTGTACGTTCGTACAGGCTCTACTTTAGGCATAGCTGCAACATGAGAAGTCAATTCCATAGACAAGATTTTGCCTTGGATAGACTTAGCAGAGAACTTACCGCCTTCAAAATGCTCAGCAATTTGTGCGTAGTTATATTCACCGCTGTTTTCTGTTACAAAAGCACGCAAAGTTGCTTCTTGCTCATCTGAGAAAGACTTACCTGCGGCTACTGATGCCAATTCTACTTCGAATCCCATTTTACGCAATTTGCTAGAAACGGAACGAGGAGTTGTTTCAAGAGTAGAAGCTGCTTCTGCAACTGTACCTTGAGAAATAGGACTTTCGTCACCAACGAAAGCTGTTAATTGAGCGGTTCGCTCATCTGTCCACTTAGGAAGTGCCATTATATCTCCAATAATTCATAAATGTTTGTTGAAATTTTAATGCCAGAGTCTCTGGCTTGTTTAGTTTTACTGGACTCTACCGCACTTTCGTTTAATAGAATCGTTACTTGCTTAGTAAGGCTACTTTTTACCTCGTAACCTGCACTATTCAATGCTGTTGTTGCTTCAGCTTTGGTTCTGAAACTCTTCAGCTTACCACTGATACAAACAACACCCTTTTCTAGAGTTACTTTTTCTTGTTCAGAAAATTTGAAAGAAAAAGGCAGAAGGCCGTCATAGAAGCAGTAATACTCCGAGTCTAGCCAGTTACACAGGCTCTCTGTAGCTTTAGGGCCTAGCCCTGCAAGCGTACAAGCGTCTCTATTAATCTCGAACATAGTTGATACAATAGCAGACAGCTTTTTAGTTGCCGTATTCCCTATTAGGGGGATTCCAAAAGCAGGAAGGACTAAGTCAAGAGGGGCAGAACGAGAGTTCTGAATCTCTGCGTATAATTTAGAAGCTAGCTTTTCTGAGTCTAGGCGAACAGCGATATCCTCTTCTGTCATAGAGTAGATTTCATCAAAGTCTTGTATGTCTAGTTTTTTGATAGCTGCAGGGCCAAGTCCTTTTATTTTAAGGGCCTTAGCAAAGTGCTCTATCTTTTTTCCTGTTCTGGCATCACACATATTATTCCTACAATACAAAACATTATTAACCCATGTTAGAGGGCTAGAGCAACTAGGACAAGTTTTTGGGGCTTGTATAGTAGTCATAATGATAAGTATAGTATTCCTAAAAAGTGAAAGATTATTATAATATAAAAATTAGCTGAGTGTCAAGTAATATTTTTCTTCAGGTGACCTTATAGGTCTACCCGTCGTAAAATACGAGGTATAATTTCCCCGCTTCTTATTACTTCGACAGCACAGCCAATTTCTAAGTTTAGCTGGTGTATATACTCTATGTTATGCAGAGTAGCACGAGAAACTTTCGCATCTCCAATAAATACAGGTGTCAATATTCCTACAGGACTTACTGCACCTGATTTACCTACTTGCCAAACTACATCTTCTAAAGTTGTTACTACACCTTCTTTTTCTTGCTTAAGCGCGACTACACCTCGAGGGTGATGAGACGTAAAGCCTAAGCTATAGTATTTGCTTATGGATTCAACTCTACAAACTACACCATCCGTAGGGTAGTTTGTTTCATCGAAACATGTAACTACATCAAATCCTTGATGCTGTAGAAACTCCATAAGCTCAGTGTACTGCTCTATTTCAAGGATATGTCCTCTACTAGCCTGTGCATCGTATGCAACAAACTGTATTGGACGCTCAGCAAATTCTTCTAAACTTTTTAAGTTTAGAGCACCCGCTGCAGCATTTCGAGCGTTAGGAACACTCAGGGGGCATACTACTTCCCCTGTAATTTGTACTGTACCCTGATGGTCAATAGAAGCCGGAACGATAGTACTGAGTTTGTCAGTAATATCCCGTCCTAGATTACCATCTCCTCTAGTTAAGCCTAGAGCAAAATGCCCTTTGACATAAACTAGAGATACGGCAGCACCGTCTAATTTTGGAGTACAGACCCTGCCTTCGTTCCTCAACGAGGAGATTCGGGCATCAAGACAGCTAGTGTCTTTATAGATTTCTTTTTCTAGCGAAAACATTTTATAAAGGTGTGGAATGCCGTCAGTAACGACATGGCCTACTGAATTATAATTATATTTAGCCGCCAGAGAGTCAAACTCTGAGTCAGACAACAGTGGCACACCATTATAGTATGCGTCTGCTGCTTTTTCTAAAAAATCTTTCAAGTCTGTATTTCCCTAAATTGAACATATATTATACTGGAAAAAGTTAATAAAGTCAAGAATTTTTTACAGTTCCGTTATGAAATTATTTTGAATAAAGATCTACAAGTAAATCTTTAAAATGCTCCTCTATAACGTCTCTGGACTCTGCCAGGGACAAAATTTCGGTGAGCCCAATAAATAACTCTCGGGAATTGTCGAAGTCGATCGGCATTGTAACACCATTTCTGGTAGGTTTCCATTCTTCATGGAAATCCAGATAAAACTTTCGGACACTAATATACTCAACACCACGAAAAGTGCTAACAGTAAGTCGGACCTGTTCGTTTTTGACTTCATCTGTGTGTATTATTCTCTCGTAAATACTAGGCTCTTCGAATAATTCCATATCTAACCTCTCGAGTTTTTAAGTATCGAGGCTAGCGGAACAACACTGGTAATATTTTTCGGTTTCATCAGCCGAAAAGAATCAGTATCCCAACAAAACATTAATAATGTGTCGTCGTCTTCTTTAGCTCTATTTTTCTTGTCTTGGATATAGCCAGTGCTAAAATCTAAAGTACAAACATTATACTTTAATTTATTAGAGTTCTGGCTTCTATAGCTAATTACAGCATCGCCATACAGATCCATTAGTTGTGTGAGTTCTTCTTTTTTCACAGGTTGCTCCTATAAAGCAGGTTAGCAAAATCTTTTGCTGTACTGATATAGGAATAGAAGCTACCCGCTCCGAAGAGCGGGGCTTCATACTGCTTAGGAGAAAAATTTTTAGTTGTTTACAGCCGCAATAACACCTGCAAAGTACATTGCAGCTTTACCTGTCAGCTTGCCGACAATCTCATCGTCAACATCCTGCCCAGCATCTGTTAGTGCTTGAGTGAGTGTTTCAATAGCTGCTGCTTTTGATACTCGGGTACTACCACCTGTGCTGCCAGAAGATTTGCTTGCGCCAGTTGCTGGAGTCTTTTTTACATATACTCCGGCTTTAGTAAGAATCATTCGAACACCGTTTGCGGTTTCTCCAAGTTCGTCAGCAATATCTTTTACGATTTCTACTGAAGTTTCGGGGGTAGGGTCAGCTTCTTCATACATTGATACTGCCTGTGCTTTTTTGTCGTCATCCCACGCCATTGGTCTTTTCCTTTTTGGTTTTCCATAGTATCCTGGGCATGTACCCAGAGTTTCAAGTTGTTGTCTATAAAATCGGTCTCCCATTTTCTGGTTTCCCTCATTTCTTAAAAACATATTATAATAGAATTTAGTAAGAATGTCAAGATATTTTTTTATAAACGTTGTAAATCAATTCCGATATTTTTCAAATGTTCTAAACTTCCGAGTTCACATGCCAGTGCGTAGGCATTGAAACCTCCCATGTTAGGAGTTTGAACTATAAAATCATTAGAGGTCTCCATAGGTTTCATAATATATATGGTATAGCACTTTGATGAGTATTTCTTTTCATAGTTAACATCACTATACCCAGGCATCTCTGCCTGGTAGTCTATGGATACTTCGTTTAAAATTTCTGCAGGGCTGTGGTACTTTGCAGACCATACAACTTGTCCTGGCATAAAAGAGTCTGCTACACAATCGTCAGGAAGATATGCAGGATCTTTTCTTTCTTGCCTGCTACTTGGTCGTTGGGGTACCCCCAGCCTTTCTATAATAGCTTTTACGAACGAGGGAGACCTGTATAAGCCTTTTGCGATTACTGATATGCTCTCTCCGTGTAGATACTCTGTGACTACGCTTTGTATCTCTCCCTCTGTAGCTTTTTTACCTTTATTTATACTTTTTCGTTTTAAAACATATTCTTTATGGTCAAGGTATTCTGCAAATATTTTATCAAGCCTAGACACATTGTATGAGATGCGTAAAATCTCACATGCCTCTTTTTTAGTTATTGGTTTCTTCCCATCCGTTGGATTCAGTAAGTCTAAAACTTTTTGAATATTCGTATCCGTTATCTCTTCGTAATCTCTTTTCTTTACTCTCGGCATTTTCTAATTCAATCTCCAATTTAAATAATAAACAGCATATGGCGTGTGCTAGATGTGATATCCCAGAATCCAAGTCTATTTGTTCGTTATCCATGTGTGCAAATATGTGCCGAAGTGCACCGCCTGTGTAACGATTCTGCAAATTATCTAGTTTTCTCCAGTTTTGCTCATCGTATTTTTCTGCCCCAAAAGTTAGAACCTTAGACACTTCTATAGTTGCTTTCGGAGGTAACAAATACATTTTTGGTTTTTCTGTATCAAACTTTAGTCCTTCGCTCATACAATCATAATCCCTACCGATATACCTATTGCCATCATACAAATCCACCCCATAATTTTAATTGCTCTCATTATTCTGTCTTCCACTTCTTCAAATCCTGTTATTGGGTTGGGCATAGACTTCTTTCTACGATCATAAGCCCCGTTCCTCCACTTAGAGCCCTTTCTTCTCTCTACGCTTCTAGTTGTCATGTTGTTCGACCGCCTTGCATACACTGGGAAAGTGTACTTCTAAGATCTCCCAGCATTTATCTGCAACTTCCATGTGCTCCGGTTGTGTTCCGTGACCTCGTCTTAGGTCACAGTAATGAATCCAAGATCGAAGAGTACCAGACATATACAGTGTTGTCTCTGTCAACCCCTCTGGAAGAAGCGCTCTCGCCTGTTCTTTGGCTATACCGTTATGAAGGGCCATCTCATAATAATCTTTTGCAGTTTGAGCGACTTGAGCCTGCATCTCACTGAATACTTCTTGGGCCTTTCTTTGGCGATCAGCATCTTCGTCTACTTCACTAAGCTGCCTATTGGTAGGGTGTTGTTTTCGTGCTTCCCTATTTGTAACAAACGACTCGCTCACAGCATATCTCTGAGAAAACTCTTGGAAAGAGAAACTTCTGTGCCTTAAGATTTGTCTACTAATGTCTCTAGTAGTTTTGATTTCCATTGTAACACTAACCATCTCAAATGGGCTCCAGTGATCCTCTTTGATAAGATAGCCCAGTAGTTTGCTGGAAGTTTTAGTGTTATTCTGGTTTGCGGGATTGCTAACCCGAGC